AACTATATCAAACTATATCATCATGGCATCAAGAAGCAAAAGAAAAAACGGACTATTACCGAAACAAAGAAAGTTTACTAAGTATCTAATTGAAGGGAAAACTCAGAAGGAAGCGAGCATTTTAACTGGTTACAGTGAAAGCCACGCTTCACGACTTGCTAACAAAGCTCAAGTAAGGGAGGCATTGGATAAAGCAGGGTTAAGTGATAAGAGGCTAGCAGAAGGACTAAGTGAGGTGGTTGATGCGGGGCTTAGTAAGAGAGCTAAGAGTAAGGCAACTGTAAGAGACTCAGTTGGTGCTATGAGGTTGGCTTATGAGCTCAAAGGGGGTCTAACTAAGGACACGAGCGACAACAAAACTCAAAACAATATATACATCAAGGAACTGAGGACTATGGATAACACCGCTTTAATGGATAAGGTTAACAAGTTAACCGATAGTATCAAGGAGTTAGGCTCTAATGCTCCTATTGCTAAGGACTCATAGCATACAATACAGGTAGCACCACATGACCCTATAACCCCTCAGCTTTATTTTTGCTTGTGGCTAGTTGAGGCTAATGTGTCACGTCGTAAATGTGTAGATGTGCGACGTGGAGGCTAAGCTAGGCATAATATAGGCACCCCCCATACACCCAAGTTTGGCGTATACAATTTTATATAAGGACAACCTCCAGTCTGCTACACCTTTTCCTAATATGACTCTACGCCCCTCTACGCCCTCTAAAACCCCATGCCTAACTATATCCCTATGCTTTACTACCCCCACTATTAATGTGTGCCTAAAAGACAACTTCTCTCACAGGGTGGAGCAACTTCTCTAAAAAAAATAATAAAATAAATTCTGAGAATGTGACCTCACAAGGGCTCGCACCTTGTTCTGGGCTATATTTAATGAACCCTGTTTTACTGCATAAACTATAAGGTCATACAAAACGAGCCTCGGGGGGGAGGCTCATTCTGCGTTAAGCTTTTGTTATTATCTAAAAAAATGAGGCGGGGGTGAAAAGAATAATAGTGGAAGACCACCTCCTTTATGTTGACCGCCTCGTCTACTATTATACTAAAGAACTCACAAAACGGTGGACGTTGGACTTCAGCTTCAAACAGCTTAACTGCATCTCTCCAATATATCTTAGGAGGGTGGTAAAACCACTCACAGGTGTCTCAACTTCCCATGTTTGACCGTCTACTCGCTAAAGTAGAACCGTCATGTCAATTCTCTATTTTAAAGAACTCAACGAGGCAGATAGTTTTTATGGCGATGTCTAAGACATACTTGGTGACTAATTCCAAACAACCACTTGGGCTCTCAACCTGTGTATACTACTGGCTAAGTTGTCATCTTAGTTGCACCAGTCTTAATTCAACTAGTGTAGTATCTACCTCATTCAATTCTCTAAATGTACTAAACACACTTTACCATTTTCATACAAATATCTCCTCTAGTGTTTTAAGGTTCAAGGGTATCTCTGGTACCATGTTATCTACTTTGATGCCCGTTATTTTTTCGTGATATTCTTCTTTTAGCTTCTTCACCCGTAACTCTATTACTCTCTTCTGTACATCATGTTTAGCTTTCTTCCACTCTACCCTTAGTTGGGCTATTTTTTCTTTTAGTTCTACCTCGTCAAAGTTCATCATGGTTAATATGTGTTAACTAGCTTGTTAATGGTTAACATAGAAATTCAAAAACGTAAATCATGCTTCTTCCAGCTCTCTCCAGACTTTGCTAACTTAACTCCATTTCTAATTAGTACTTCTTTAATTCTTTTTTGTCCAACGTGGTTTAGTTTGGCTATGTTTCTAACGCTCCAGTTCTTGTATTGCTTAACTATTTTTTTTTCATCTATGGTTCTTAATGTTCTTTTCTTCATATTGTGCGACGTGATTATTAACTACTCTAACCCCCTCCCTTGCTTACTAAGTAAATATATTATCTTGTAAGTTTGTTGTCCACCACCTCATTCCTTATTTTTTATAATTTAACGGGGGCTTGCTTTAGAACCCTAAGCACATCAAATTTAAGTTACCGAGAGTTTGGGGACGGACAGCTACTTATTTAGCCCCTGTCTCGGATGAGGATATAGCTGGTCGGCTTCTAAACGCCTTGCACACCGTGCTACTTCTAGTCCGTTATGTTAAACCAGAACCATTTGTTGAACTGGTTCTGCGTTTTTGGTTTTGGTCTTATCAATCCGACCCATTTTAGTTAGTTTGCTTTTTAGTTTTGAATCAACTACATCTATTTCCAAACCTTCTATCTTTGGTATATGTCTCCATCCACAGTTCTCGCATAGTCCTACTAGATGTCTAGTGTCATTGGAATGAATTCGGTAAGCAATTTTTATCAGGGGTTGGTGGCATTTGTTGCAGTTGGGAAGGGTTTTGTTTGGCAAGCTCATTAACTTCAATGTAACATATAAAAACGGAATTTCAACTGTGTCTTTCTGTTTAAAACTGTATCAAACTGTGTCGAGCGGGGCAGGGTTAATTCGTCACCAAAGGAGATGAGAAAAGAGTATCCGCCCACCCCGTCGTTAAATTAAATGTATACTAGTTGTTATAATAAAGCAAATGAGCAAAAGTAAGAAAAAACTAGACGAAGAATACAGCGAAATAATTGCTTCTGGGGCAGACGGAAAGCAGGGTGTTAAGGCTGCAAAGGAGCTTTTTGCTAAGCAGGACAAACAGTTGTTGAACGAGGAAAGTTTCAAGAGAGAGATACTGGGGAAGAAGAAGAAAAATAAGAAAGGGTATGTTCGTTTCCTTGGTGAATTACTACTGGATGGGCTTAATGTTATTGAGTGGCCAATGGGGTGGACATACAAGGTGGCACCGACAGACATCGGAGTGGTGATGGAGATAAGAAGTAAGGACAAGAAACTTTACCGAACAGCGTTTAAAGCAGTTGGTGAAGAGAAGTATGATTCTAATGCTATTAATAACTTTGTAGAACGGGCTGCACGATTAGTAGAGAGTAAGGGTTCAAGTATTATAATGCCATGAAAGAAGAAAACAACGAAGAGTTAATCCAGAAGATAGTAGAGCTAGAAGCAGTTAAGAAAGAACTGACGGCAAGGAAGTTGACGACAAACCTATTTGAGTTTAACAAGCAAATTCTCCAAGTTGAGGGGGGCAAGGATAGCGTGCCGCTAGCTGACTTTCACAAAGAACTATGTGAGTTCACTACAAACGAGAACACAAACAAAAAGTTAATTCTGGTTCCTCGTGGACATCTGAAGTCTACCCTAGTTACCGTGGGCTACTCGTTGATGAGGATAGCTCAAGACCCCACTGTTCGTATCTTAATTGCTAATGCTACGTTTGATATGTCTACTTCCTTCTTGGGGCAGATAAAGAAGCACATAAAAGAGAACGAAGTGTTTAAAGACCACTACGGAGACTACGGAACCAACCCAGACAGATGGGCAGAGAACATGATTAGTATAGGAAAGAGAAGGTCTTTTGGCAGAAAGGAAGCGACAGTGACAACTTACGGTATCGGAGGTAACCTGGTGTCCCAGCACTATGACGTGATAATCATGGATGACGTGGTAAACAGGGAACTAATAAACACAAGGGAGCAAATCCAGAAGACTATCTTGTTTTACAAGGATGCCTTGGACTTGTTAGAGCCTAATGGTAAGCTCATCATCATTGGTACCCGTTGGTCAGACAACGACCTCTACGGTTGGATTATGGACAAGACTAACCCAGAGCAGGTGTGGAGGAACTTTGATGTCATGGTTCAGCAGGCATACAGTGGAAACCTAGAAACAGAGGAGAACTTACAGTTATTGTTCCCGCAGAAGTTCACACGGGATATTTTAAAAACGCTGAAGATGGAGAAGGGACCATACGAGTTCTCGTGTACTCCAGAAGAAACTCCAATTTTGATGTCTGACTGGAGCTTGAAGAAAATTTCCGAAGTTAAAGTGGGGGATGAGGTAGTTGGATTTACTCTGGATAAAGGAAAAAAGAGAAGGTTAGTAAAATCAAAGGTGAAAAATACATTTACGAAGAAAGACCAAGTTTATAAGCTAGGAATGAAGTCTGGTAAAGAAGTCTTGTGTACTAAAGACCATAGGTGGATGACTAGAAAATCAGAAGATGAAACTCATTCTCTTTACAATGTTCCGAAGATTGGAAGAAAGTTGAGATGTATAACAAGTGTTGACGAGGTTTATTCACCAGAAGAGATATCTGATTATCGGTACCTTGCTGGAATGATAGACGGAGATGGAGGTTGTAAAAGCGGAAACTCAATTTTCATTCATCAGGATGATAAGGCTAATCCTGTCGTCTGGAAAGAGATAAGAGATACTTTTGACAGACTTGGTGTTCCATATACGAGTAAGGATAAGTATTTGTGGCTTAATGGTGGAGCAGAAGAAAGGGAAAAAATACTCAGAATAGGAAAACCTGCTAAGTCATATCAAATTCTTAAAAGTATGTACGGAAGTAGGTTCTGTCGTGAAGTTGATGAAATTGTTTCAATGGAAAAGGAAAAGGTAAGAGACGTGTATGCCCTTGAAACTGAGACAGGAAACTATGTTGCTTGGGGATTTGGCAGTTCGAATAGTCAGTACATGAATGACCCTGTACCCCAGGAGGATGCTAAGTTCAAGACAGAGTGGATGAAACACATCTTAGAGGATGAGTTGAGGATTAGGGACATGAACTACTTCACCATGGTAGACCCTGCTATCGGACAGCTCAAGAGTTCTGACAACACGGCTATCGTTACTGTGGGGGTAGACCAGTGGAACAACTGGTTCGTGGTGAACATCATCTTGGGCAAGATGTTGCCTAACGAGATACTAGACTTTATCTTTGCTAACTGGGAACAGTATAAGCCGAGAAAGATAGGAATTGAGATGACGGCTTATCAAAAAAGTCTGCAATATTCCATCATTGACGAGATGAGACGTAGAAATGTTTTCTTACCTATTGTAGAATTAAAGGCAGACAGGTCTAAAGAGGAAAGAATTGAAGGACTTGTGCCTCGTTACGCAAATGGAGGCATATATCATCTACAACAATGTCCTCACAGGGGCCAGTTAGAAGAAGAGTTAATGCGTTTTCCAAAAGGAAAACACGATGACATAGTCGATGCTTTAGCCTACGGACTACAGATATGTTTTCCAACTAGGAGCAAGCAACCAAGATTTAGTGACCCTGAAGATAAACGACCAGTAAAATATTTATACTAATATGGCAACAACAATAAAATCAAACAGAAAAGAGCCAAGTATCAGAAAGATGTATATTCCTAGTGACGGAGAGTATGAGGTCTTAAAACATACTTATGACAGGAAGAAGGACATGGCAGATGCTCGTTCTGACGAGGAAGACAAATGGGAAAGAAACATAAAACAATGGGAAGCAGATAGGGGAAAGAAAAGTGCAGGAGACTGGAAGAGTGATATTTATGTTCCAATGACACTGTCCATTATTGAAGCTCAACTTTCTGAGATAGTTCATCAAGACTTAATGCCTTGGGTAGTTGGACGTGGAGAAGAGGATGAGGCTAAGGCACAGGTAATGAATGCTATCCTGTCTTATACATGGGAAGTTTCAAAGAGTAATGTAGCCTTATTTCAGATAATCAAGGATGCTCTTATTTATGGAACTGGTATAGGAATGGAGTACTTCTGGAAAGAACCTAGAAACATAACTTTGGCTAACGGTAAGAAGAAAGAGGTTCTTGAATTTAGTGACGCATATCTCCAACCAATTAAACTAGAAGACTTCTATGTAGATGAGAGAGCTCAAGGCTTCACAGGTCCTCGTGGGGCAAAAGATGCCGCATGGAGAAACGTCATGGACTACGACGACTTCAGAACCTTCTTCAAAGGTAAGGTATGGGACCCTAATGGAAATGCCCAGTATGTTAAACCAGGCGGAGACACAAGTTACTACGAGTTTTATAAGGCTCCATCAAGGATGGACCACTCTAGAGAAGTAGAAGTTCTATGGTACTGGAATAAACCAGATGATAAGTTTGTGGTTGTGGCTAATGACGTAGTTGTTAGGAATGAACCAAACCCATACAAGCATAAACAACTTCCCTTTGTTAGAGCCATCGACGTTTACAAGCCATTCCAGTTCTACGGTAAGGGAGAGGCTGACATCCTAGAAAGTCTACAGGAAGAAGAGAACACCCTCAGAAGAATGATTATAGATAGGAACCATCTAGATATTGATAAGCCTATCCTTACTTCCGACACACTCACACTAGAGGACGAAGATGCGATGGCAGCACCACACAGGGTTATCCCTGTTGGAGATGTTGACCAGATTAAGTTCCCAGAGTACTCAGACATTCCTGGTTCGGTCTTTAAGACCCTAGATATGCTAAACGACGACAAGGTACGGGCAACAGGTATGGATGAGAGGCAAACCTCCGTTTCAACAGCTGGTACTGCCACAGAAGCAGCTATCTTAAAGGAAGCTACTCTAAAGAGGCTTAACATGAAAATGTGGCATATCAAGAACGACACCCTGGTTGATATAGGCAGACTAAGAGTTGCCAACATCATGCAGTTCTACAAACAGCCAAAACTAAAGGAAATTGCTGGTCAGGCTATGGTTGATAGAGTCAAGGCCGAGGGGCGTTTGATTTTGTCTGGCGGTAAGAAATACGAGAAGAAGTTTAGAAATATCAGACTAGAAGACCAGAGGGTTGAGATTGACCAAAAG